AGCAAGTAATATTACTTGATATTTGCACCACAAAGATACTCACAGGTTTACCATACACCAAACAAAGCAAACCATCATTATATATCCTTAACACAAGAGCCTTGTGTAATCTTTGTTAAGAATATCTTAATAGTTGTTGCATATCTCCATACAAAGCCTATTTTTGCGGAAATTATTAACCCTTAACTATCTTTACTATGGCAGAAATCAAATGTGAAAAGTGCGGTACTGTCTATCACGATGGCATCAACCACAATTGTCCAAACTGCGGTACTCCTTCACCCAACTATCTCAACCAGCCGGAAAAGCCAGCACAGGAACAGGTGCAGCCTGATGCTCCCAAAGTCAAAGCACCCGTTTCCGCCAGAATAGGCAAGTGGGGCATGGTACATACCGTATTAGGCTGGGTCTCCGTTGCCGCTATGGTTATCATCCTCATTGTCGGACTCACGGACTGGGATGACTGGGTATCTTATGTTATCGGAAGCCTTGCCGCCGGATGTATCTATTTCTTCACGGCAGGTATATGTCTTAAGGGATTTGCAGAGATAGTCCTCAAGACAGAACGCAAACTGAAAGAGCAGGGTGTAACAACTGAGTAATTTGCCCCAGAATACCCTTTAAGTCCTCTACAATCAATTATCTTTCGTTTTATGGTTAATATTACTTGGTATTACTTGATAATTGCTTGACGAAAGGTTAAATAGGTTAAAGAGTTTGCAAGGTATTGGCGATAGCCATATCTTTGTACCGCTTACTTTTGGATTCGGGGTTTGATGTTTGTAGTCAATCCCAAGTTTAATAGGCTACGGCCATCATGTACGTTTTTGGTCTCGCATTATTTGCCCGATTTCAAAAGTAAGCAGCGTATATGGTGGCCGCTTATTTTTTATTAAAGTTCACCTATAATTCTTTCCAACAAACAACTATGAAAGAATCAACATCAGAAACCAAGATGAACAATACGAGTAACGAACACATCAACGCCCTCAGGGAAATCGCCCTGTCGGTGCAGAAATGCCAGATGCCCTTCCTTGAGACCCTGCCAGCCGACATGAAATCCGGCAATCTCTTCGCCAGGTACACCGCCAAGACAGCCGAACTGGTGGGTATCATCAGCGAGGCCATCGGACACATCATTATAGAGGACGAATAAGGCTCTCTAACGGCACAAAAAGAAAAGGGTGGACACATCGTTCACCCTTTATCTTTCATTGCGTCTCAGCGCGTCTGTCAGGCCTCTACGGACTCTTCTGCCTTTTCAGCCTCAACAGGCTCTTTGCCATAGTCAGTATCGGCAAGGATTTCTTCAATCCCGCGGACGATACCAACCAGTTCTGCGGCGGTAGTGCTCTCGTCAACAGACTTGTCCAGAAGGGTCTTGTAGTTCTCACCATACAAGGCTACATAAACTACCATACCATCACGCCAGTCTTGTCTCTTGATGTCCACATTAAAGGACTTGACGTGCTCGCACTCAAAGGTACTGTCTTGAAGGCTTCTCACCTTGACCAGGAAGTTCTTGAGCTCTGCGGTGCAGTCACGCTCAGCAATCTCAAACTCTGCACTGGGGTCCTCTCTCGATACCTGATACATCTTGTAGTAGGCATCACTCTTTGTTCTGTACTCACCAAGGGCCTCGCCATTGGCAGTTGAAAGGACGAATTTCTTCATTGGCTTTCGTGTTTGGGTTCTACAATTAGATATTGATTACGCCAGCAAAGGTAATCAAGTTCGTAATATATTACTTCATTATTACTTGATTTCTTTCGCTAATTAACATTTATTATACATTCAACACCCAAACACCTTATATATGAAGATTACCGCCACTGGGCATAGTGTTTTCGCGTGTCCAGATAAGATAGGTTATACTGGTTTTCGTAGGCCTCACGCTCAAAGGATATGCCCTCATAGGCAGTCCGGGTATGAAAGACCAGCCTGTACACCCACTCAAGGAAATAAAGGATATAGAACCACACATACAAAAGTTCCTTCATCTGAGCCGTGTGAATCTCCTCATGGTTGAAATCCTCCTCGCGCATCCTGTCCCGGCATTCGTTCCTGACGAACAGCACACCGAAGAGGTTGATAGCCTTGAAACCCTTGAAGGGTATCAAATCATTGTATATTACTTTCATTGTTCCTGTCTTTGGTTCATAATAGCCATACGCCTTGCCATCATATCCTTTCCGGCATCGTGATGCACGATATTGTCCTTATCGGTGGTGTGCATCTTGTCCATTGACATAATGACCAGATTCCTGTACGGTATCTCTTCAAAAGCCTCGCGGTAGGTGACATGGAGCGTGTCCATGAACGTGGCCACCTGACCCAGCATACAGTCATTGCCTACTGCCGTGGTTTGGCTATCAGTCCGCTTACGTTCTTCGACAAAACTGATAGCATCGGAAAATTTTTTGTTCCTATAAGTGCAATACCTACCTCAATGCCATGCACGACCTCTTCCAGCGTGCCCTCCATGAGTTCCCCAGTCTTGCTCTCGTCTCCGGCAATCAGCCATGACAGAGCCTTGCAGACATCACCGAAGTCCTTGAACTCGTTGAGATAGTCACCCAGATTCTCCTCACCATGAAATCCGGCAAGGTAATGACCGCACCCAACAATCTTCTTTATCGTAGGCGGCTGGATGAAATAGACATGTCCTCCAACAAGCACCGTCTCACCATCCAGACCCAACATGGCGGCCGTGACAAGCCGCGCTCCCGTTCCCTGATTTTCCATAAGCATAAAATATTAAAGGGGGCGGGGCCTCTTGTGACCTCACCCCCAATGGTTAGAATTGCGTTTCCTTAGCCAACCTGTGCGGCATGCACGGTAGCCTTGTCATACCAGTACTCCGAGTTGACACCGTCAACGGTCGGGTCAGTCATAATACCTATCATCGAGAGGCCGATAGCCTTGTCGGTATTGGACTCGCGGACATTCAGAGGGGCCCTTGCGATAACCACATAGACATCATCGGTCGTCAGAGCAATGATGGTCTTATATTTCTCCACGGCTTCATTGTCACGTGCCCAACCTACTTCGGTGGCAGCACCTGTCGGACTGGTGACGGCCTGACCGCTTGCATCAAGGACGATACCTCCCATGAGGTCATACTTGGTCTTGTAGTCATACTGACCTACGGTGAATGACACGGTCAAATCACCCATCTGTTTCTTACCCAGACGGTAGACGTGACCATTGAGCTGATTCTTGTATGAGTCCTGCGATACCTCGCCTTCCTCAATCTGCCATGTGTCCTGATGGACATTCTCAATCTCCTTGGCAGTACCGCCTGACCATCCGGTCGAGGTAGCACCCACAAGAGCCTTGAGGGTAGCGGGAGTGAGGGCGGCTGAGATACAGTCGGCATACCAGAGCTTCTTGATATCAATAGCTGATATTTTTCCCATATTCGTGTTTTGTTTTTAGTTTGTTATGATTCAGGGTTAAACCAGAACTCGGAGGCAAGACTATCCGTGTCAGGTTTCATCATGGTAGCCGTGACAGCAATACCTATTGCTCCGTCAGAGTTGGCCTCACGCGCTACAATAGAGCATTTGCAAAGGACAACATAGACATCGTCATAGGTCTTGGCAATCACACCCTTGGTGAGTTCTACGGCAGTAGTGGAACGCTTCCAGCCGTCTGCGCTGGTACCTCCTGTGCCCGCAGTAGTAATAGCTTCACCGCCCATGACAGCAACCTTGGTGGCATAGTCGTACTTGCCTATGGTGAAGTTAACCTTGAGGTCTCCCATCTGCTTCTTACCCGTGCGGTATATCTCACCCGTCATCTGGTCGCGGTATGAGTCCTGTGACGGCTCGCTTTCCTCCAGAGTGAAAGTACCCTGATGGACCGATGGAATCTTGACACGACCTGAAACCGTAGTTCCCACCAGTGCGGTAACAGCCGCATAGTTAGTAGGTGCGACAGTAACCTGATTCACCAGATAGAGTTCCTTAAGGTCAATAGCACTTATTGATTTAGACATATTAATTGGTGTTGATGATTTCAAATTTGATGGTGAGGTTGACATAATGTACCTTCATACCTTCCGATGTCACCGTCTCCAGTGACTCGCGCACATAACGGTAGACATCAGTACCTACCTTACCCGCCCCACGCGTGAACGCACCTTTGAGGAGGTGTTCTACAGCCTTGAGACGTATCAGGTCAGGATGATGGTCTATGTCCGGCACAACCCAGTTGACCCTTATCGGCGAGCGGTCCCATCTGGAGCCGTCAACGATACGCCCACCCATGATGACTATTCTCTCGGTGGAGATTTCGCCATCGGGAAACATCTCACCCATGTATGTGTCGACATTAAACTGACGGCACATGTCATAGGTCACTTCCATAAGGTCACCCTGCGTAATCATTGCTCTTTAAGGTCATATCTGTTCTGAAGGTCATATTTGGCGCACGTGAGAACCTCATAGCCCCTATGCTCCACATTGGAGGCGTATGGGGTATCGTTCTCAACAATCAGAGTCCTCTCATCCGATGCGTAGTCCGTTCCCGCCCTGAGTGTTCCCGTTCGGTCTTGGTACGAGCCGTGTTCTCTGGCATAGCCCACAGCCTCCTTGCCCATGGTATCAAGGACTTGCGCCACCTCACGCGGTGCAGCATCCAAGCCACGCATGACATCACCAAAATCATACTTCACACCCATATATCAGTATAGGAAAGGACATTGAGGTGTTTGACATTATAGACACGGCCGCTGGCACGTACCGCTCCATTCCTTGTCAGCACACGCACCTCATCACCCGCGCTGACCTGAGCATCACCGTTGGCTACGATATGATACTTGGGTCTGTAGACTTTGCCGTTCTCATCCCCGAACTCCTGAATGGTGTTGTCATCACAACGGCACTGGCCTACTCTGGTCCATGTTCCGCTATTGGTGACAATCCTTCCATAAGTGTCCTTGGTGGTCGACACCGTCCTTTTCTCCAGTGTGTGAGGTTCGTAGTACATATCACCAGTTACTGCTTACATCGGTTATGGTAGGAATACCCATGTTCTCGGTAACTACTGAGTTGGGTTCAACACCGTACTTGGAACACAGGTACTTGTAATACCGTCCCAGATTGGTGGTGTCCCATGATACCGAGAAGCCCCCTTCCGAGATATTCGTTCTCTGCGGGGCCAGCACAAGGTCTTCAAGAATCCTTATCATAGCAAGGGCCACAGGACGTGACCCCGCTACGTAAGGTGCGGTGAGGTCTATGCCGGAGTCCAGCAACTGCGCCTCCGATATGTCAAAGGCACGTAGCCGTTCCCTCATATACTCTCCGTTTGTCATTTCTTCTTGCCTTTAGTGATGGGTTTCACTTCCTCCTTCTTCTCCCCGGCATCCTCGGCCTTAGGCTCTTCGGCTACGGCTGGTTCAGCCTTGGGTTCTTCAAAGAGAGTGGGTTCTTTCTTCTCCTCCTTCTTGGGAGCGGGTTCTTCGGCATAGACGGCGAGATGACGTTCCACCACATCGGCGGCTCTCCCGTCATCAAACGAGAGAGTGTCGCCAACGCGGAAGAGGCGTGTACTGTCGTACTTGTCAAAGAACTCTGCTGTAACTCTGATTTGTCTCATATGACTTTTTGTTTGTCATCAAGCCTGAGCAGCCTGATTGAGTGTGTAGATGCGGTCTACGTTATTCAGCACTGGAATGGCCATAGCCTGTGAGCTTGTGAACTCACGGAGCGGGTCATTGGTTGAATACTTGCTGACGAGGATGAACTCATCGGCATTCTGGTAGTCAACCTGCTTGACAGGACGTGTGCTTTCAGCAACGGTAGTCCATACGAGTGAACCGAGGGTCTGGTCGCAAACGAAAGCGGCAATACCAGTAGCCCAAGGGTTGTGGTTGTTCTTTGAACCGTTCAGTTCGGTCTTAATCTTGCGGGCAACACGGTGGAGTGTGACACCGAACTTGTTGGCCAGCACGGCAGCGCCCTGCTCAAAGCCAAGTACGGGAACTGAACCTCCGGCGGCTACTGACACACCAGCATTGAAGGCATACTGGCCGCGAACCTGGTCGGCAAGGCAGAAAGCCTTAATCCAAGTGTCATCAGCGTAGATGTCGGTGATGGTGTTGTTGTCATCCATAGCCTTGTCAAACACGTTCTGGAGGTCATCCAGAGGTTTGCAGGTTGAAGGATTGCCTACCCATGTGGTAGCAGCGTGGAACTGATTGGCATCCTTGTAGTTCATGTTGATGCGAACACCAGTACCGTTATTGCGTTCTGAAACGCCGATACCGCTTGACAGCTCTGAGAGGAAGATGTCTTCAATTCTCTCGTAGACAGCCTCGATACAACGGGGTATGTCGGAGAAAATCTGGTTCAGCACACGCTGCAACGGCATGTTGAGGGCAATCATAGCATCAATGTCCTTCATCTGCTTCTCCGTCAGGTAGAGCTTCATACCAATCTTAGGTATGTCACCGCTGGCGGTCTCGATGGTGTCGCGGCTCTTGAGCGGCAGTTCCGAGTCAAGGGCAACGATATCGGCGGCAACGCGGGTGTATTCAGCAAGGATTGATGCCCAACGGCCATCTGCTGAGAATACCGGGTCAAGCAGGTCCTTATAGAGATAAGGAAGAGTCTTGGTGTTCTTTTCGTTCAACTTCTCAACGATGGAGGTGACGAGAGTAGGGAAATACTTCTCTACATACTGTGAATAAAGTGATTTTTCCATATTCGTGCTTTACTTTTTGCGGTTCAACAATTAGGCCTCCTCATCAACCTGGAAGTCGATATGCGGGCAAGCGGCCTTAACCTTGGCCTGAACATCTGATGTCAGGTAGCCCTTGACGCTGGGGTTGACAACTCCGTGAGTCATGATAGCGGCAGCAGCCTTGCTCTTGAGGATAGAACCCTGAAGGATACCCACATAGGTCTGACCAGCCTTTGCTGAACCGTCAGCCTGAACATCATAAGAGATGCTGACTTCCTTTGTTCCGGCCTTTGATGCGGACAGAGAGTAAGAGGCAGCATATTCACGTGTGACCTTCTTGATGGCGATAGGCTCGTAAACGACAACCTGCTGGCCACTGATGGTGCGTGTGGTCTTGATGACGGGAGTACCTGAATCCAGAACCTCAGGGTAGAGGATTTCAGTAGTGGTTGTAACCTTGTTGGCAGTTACAACAGACTTGGTGTCTTCCGGGATGTTGAGGGCGCGACCGCCTTCCAGACCCTTGAAGAACTTCTTGATGATGATGGAGTCGTCACCGCCGATGGCCTGACGCTTGATTTCCATTTCCTGTTTCATTTGTCTTCTGATTTGTTTTGGTGAATAATCTTGGGATTACTTAACCATAGTTGCGGCAATGGCATCCATCTCGGACTTGCTGACCTCCGCATTCACCATCTGCTGGTGTGTGGTGGTAGGCAACTGTGTGGCCTTGATGTTTGATGCGACTTTTCCCAGATACTCGGAGATTCCCTTCTCATCGGCCTCATCGGCAATGACGAAACCTTCGTCTATTCTGGTCTGCGGTATTCCCATCTCCTTGGCTTTGCTCAGGATGAAATCGGCTCTGGTCTTCTTGGCCAGTTCGGCCTTGGCCTTGTCGCTCTCCTCCTTGATGCCGTTGATGGTCTTGGTGAGTGTCTCGTTCTGTTCCTTGAATGCCTTGAGTGTCTCAAGGAGTTCCTTACGTTCCTGTGCTGCGGTTTCTGCGGCCTCTTTGGCTCTGGCTTCTGCGGCTTCACGCTCTGCCTTGGCCTTGGCGGCGGCTTCCTCCTGCTGCTTTACGAACCATTCGGGAATCTCGTTCTGCTTCTTGAGAGCCTCCAGACGTGCCTTCTCGGCTTCTTCCTCAGCCTTCTTCTTGGCGGCCTCTGCGGCAGCCTTCTCAGCCTCAGCCTTGGCTTTTGCCTCTTCCTCGGCTTTCTTCTTGGCCTCTTCTTCAGCCTGTTTCTTGGCATCTTCGGCTTTCTTCTTGGCCTCATCCTCGAACTCCTTCTTGGCGTTCTCCCTTGCTGTTTTGGCAGCATCAGCAGCCCGCTTGTCATTGAACTTCTGGAGTCCTTCAAGGAAACCCTTCTGACCTTCTACTACCGTCTTGAGATTCATGTCCGTAACAAGACCAAGAGCTGCCAGACTCTCCGCATGTGCCATCAGAATCTCATCACCTAACCCAAGAGATGTGTACTCCTGTTTCAGGGCTTGAAAAATCTTTTCTTTCATTGCTTTGTGTGATTAAGAATTTCAGCAAAGAAATAAGTAATATTTAACACTCGTTTACATTTGCCAAAACGGTCATTCACTTGCGGTATAAAGTGAAATATCAGACTTGTAGGGGTATAAGAAACCCGCCACGCACCTTATTACAGGCACATGGCGGGGTAATCAACAACTATCTAAAAACCCTTACAGGTTAACTTTATCTGCCGAATCGGTAAGCATAGTCATAGGCATTGCACCGTATCGTATTCAGTCTGTACACCCAGTTCAGGTTTGAGTAATAGACACCATCACGCTCATAGAAGGGGCCGAATAGCCGGACATCACCCGTGCGGTCCATGACGGCAAACTTGCTTGAGCCTATGATGGACTCTATGACCGCATCAACCTCTGGGGTATGAAGGCCATACTTATCAACAGCCGGATAGACATAGGTCAGAAAGGCCTCTTCGCTGTCTGTCCTGTCAGTGGTGGGGCGGATAGGCAAAACACCGTTATGGGCGAATACAATGCCGTTCTTGCGAAATGGATGGCAGTTGTCCCGGCATACTGAACCTGTCGTTGCATATCTCGCATGGATTATCCTTGGGACCCTGTCCGACCATTTGGACAGAGCTGAGTAGAAGGCCTCAAAATCAAGGCTTTTGAACACATGGCCGGGGACTGCGAAGCCCTGACCGTCAGGGTTGGCCTGACAACAGGCCTTGAGAACTGACTTGCTTGGTGTCTTGACACCTGCGGGGACATATATAAGTACACACATAGTCTTGGGGATTAAAGGTTAGGACCAACTGACGATACCGACAAATTTTGTACAGGGCTTGCCTACATAGTGGTAGTGGTCACCCCTGAGGACGCAGTCATGGTCCTCGTTGTCCAACTGGGCAAGCAGGGCTTTCTTGGCCTCGTCAATGGTGTTATAAACTCGGTTTGAGAACTCAGTGCCCATAGCAGGGCTGAAGGTTGCAATCTTGTATGTCATAGTGTTTGGTTTTTGCGTTCTAACGGATTGTTTTCGGCAAGGCGGTCACTTGTACCGCCCTACCCTTGAAAGTTGCTTAGAGGCCAGCGAAACGGCTTGTACGGGCCTTGAAGAAAACCTTCTCATCAGCGTTCAAGAAAGGTATCTCTTCTACACAGGTCACGTTCTCTATCAGGCGGGTCTTAGAGAACTCTACGAGCTTGCTGACAAAGGCCAGCCACATGGATATCTTCTCATAGTTGACCGTACCCTGATGCTGTCTGAACTCGATGGTGCGGTGTGAGGCCCATGCACATGGATTGACCTTGTGGTAGCGTGCAATATGCTCAGAATCGCCCATGACTCTCTTGACATCATCAATGGTCTGGCAAGCATCATAGTCAAATCTGCTGATACTCTTGCAGAATGAGTTGTTTCTTCTTGAAGGGGCCATGAAACGGTCTATGATGCTCTCAAGACGCTGATAGTTCTTGAATACCCTGATGAACCATTCATCGTTCATGCCCTCGGTAGAAAGGTGTATGTGAAGGCCTGTTGACTTGTTGACCTGTGCGCCGGACTCTTCAAGAACCTTGCAGATGCCCTTGATGGCGTTAAGACCGCCCTCGCTTGAAAGAACCGGGCTGACGCACTCAATGCCGTAATTGCCTATCTCTGTGTCAGCATTGGTGCAGATAGAACCATCACGCTTGAACTCGAACTGCGAGTTGCCATTGGTATGGTAGTAGCAACCTGCCCAGTTGTAGGCAAGACCATCACGGGTGAGACCGCTCTCGACCTTCTGACGATTGCAGAGCATCTCAATCTCAACGCCAAACTTGTACAAGAACTTGCGGATAGCCCTCGGTACACGCGGGGTGACAGGTACTGACTGCATGAAGTATGAGGCCTCAATCTTGGTAAGGCCCAGAACCTCTACCAGCGTGCGGGCTTTGGCACTACGGCTTAACTCTGACTCAAGAACTGACTTGATGTTCTCATTCAAACTCTTCTTCTTGTCTTCTACGAATGTCTTCATCTCTCTCTTATTACCGCGCCTTGTCGCGGGTTCTTTTGTTTATCGTTTACACCGCGAAGATAAAGAGCCTTTTTATTCTCAGCAAGTAATATTACATCTTTAACATAACTTTAACACAACTGTTAACAAGTGTTTAACAGTCACCTTTGTTATATATAAAGCAGAGCCAACCTATCTGTCACAGACGGGTCAGCCCTAAAAACTAAAATGAAATCTCATAGCAAAGATATGAAGTTATATCACCTGATATTTACTTGTTGCCGATTATTAACAAACGCAGAGGACAGACATTGCTGCCTGCCCTCCTTGTGTAATCGATAACCTAAACCCAAACGAGTCAAGGTGTGTAGCCGCCTCACGGCGTATGGCTGCAAAGATAGTTCTTTTTGACTTTCCTTTGTTCTCTTTTAACACGATTTATTGTTTTGGTGACCTGATTTACCGTAGACAGCCATTTGGGGTCACGTTCATTAGGCCTCAGGATGCTGACCTTGCCGGACATATTGGACATGGCTCTCTGGTAGAGGTCACGGTTCTTGCGGTGATAGTTCCTGTCGACAAGGGTGTCCCAGACATAAGGGGAATCGGTGAAAGCCTCCACTATGGCATGGCGGCCGGTCTCCTCGTTGGTGAGTTCCAGAGCCAGGGCAAAGGCACTCATGGAAATCCTGTCACCGCCCGCTCCTATCTCATCACCCTCGGTCTTGAAGAGCAGTCTGCCACCCTCATAGACCCGGATGGCATAGTAGCCGTCATCGCCCAGGGAGTCCGAGGCTACGTATATCTTCACTCTTCGTGTTTCCATACCTTGCCGTCAAGAATCTCACCGAGGAAATGCAGGAATCCGTGTCCCGTCAGGTATATGCGGTGGTCGCCGGAACGTCTGATGAAATAGCCACTGTCCTTACCCCTCTTCGTCAGGACGTGAAAGTTCTGACCAACTATCGTAGTATACCCGTTGGCAATCAGGTATGACAGGAAGTCCTGAATGTCGGTCTCGTTGTCCGTTCCCTGAAAGACACACAGCAAGGTGGCAAGGGTGAAATAGGTGTACTTGGACTCACGTATGGCGGCGAGGACGATATCCTCCTTGTATTCATCGTTCATAGTGGCATTTTTCGTTAAAGAGGTTTTCCAGATATCCTCCTACGGCCTCGTCCATGGTGACGGACAGTATGGAGACGCATTCGTTATCTCCTATCCGCTCCCTGACATTGTCATAGGTGTTGGCGCATGCTATCTTGATGTCCTTGCGCGGGGTAGCCTGAACACCACGTTCCCTGTCAATGGCATTCACCATGAGGCAGGTCGGCTCAATGCCGTAGGGTGTGCATTCATAAGACCGATGGACAGCACCTATGTACTTGCGGAAGATATCCTTGTTGAAATGTGTGTTGACATGACCTGAGAAGTCCTTGGTCCCCAGACCGCACTCCAAAAGGAACTTGCGGGTGTCCACCAGATGATGGAAGTAATGGTCTTCGGGGTTTCCGTATTCCTCCGGCAGCTCACCGCGCAGGTAATAGGGGTAGTTGTCAAAGTCCACATCCCTGAGGTAGAAATGGTCATCGGAGGACAGGAGGAACTCAGTGTCTATGTCGCTGGTCTCAATGGTGTGCTCAATGGCCCACAGTATATCCTTTGCCTTGGTGGGGTAACGCCGTGGAGTATCAACAAACACCACGCTCTCAGATAGCCACCGGGGACGTTCTGGAGCCGAGACAAAGACCCTGCCTATACCTTTCCCGTGCCGTGCTATGGAACGGAGAGAAAGGCGCAGCATACGCTCACCGAGCAGGTCTGTACCACCAAAGACATATAGGATATCCATGAGTTCAGAGTGAGAAATAACTTTTCAGGAACATGATATCATCCTCGTCAACCTTGCCGTTGAGCTGACCTATGATATTGGTCAGGAACATACGGCCTTTCAATGTAGGCGGTGTGAAATCCCTCATCATAAGCATGTGTATCAGCAATGCCATCTGCTCTTCATCAAGCAGGTTACGACATTTCACAGCCAGACGCTGCGCTACCTCTCTAATATCAGTTCCCTTGTCCATAAAAATGAGTAATAATTCACTTGCAAAGATAACTCAGGATATCCAACCTCCTATCGGCTTGTTTTCACTTGTCAAACCTTGTGCAATGTCAATACCACATCTCGACATAGTCCACCATCACTGGCGTTGAATCTCCCACGACGCGCCCTCTGTCCGCATCCTTGACGAACAGGCGGGGGAAGAACTTACGCAACCCCTTGCCCGAGACCGATGCGTGATACTCGTCATATTGTACCTTGGGGACATTCTTGACATACTGTCTTCCCCAGTCCTCCCCGTGTGCGCCATGACCGCCAAAGAAGCGTATGCCGACAAAACGATTGGTCAGAGTCTTCCATAAGGAGCAGAACATCTCCACGTCAAGAGTTGACGGGTCGCGGTTTTCAAGAAGGAGCCGCACCTTGCACCCAGCCCAGTCATTGATGCGCTGAAGCTCGTCATAGAGGCTGCGGTCGTCATCCTTGAGTTCAATCTCGTATGCCCCGTGCGCAATGTAATACACCCCGTCAATGACCTTGACGCGAAGGTCAAACATCGTGACACCATGCGTCAACTGACCTAATATATCCAAATCCTGACACTTGGCGAAAGGGGCAATGAGCCTCATCCACCATTTCCTTGGGACTGCAAAAGTCCAACTGTTGTGACTCTGTATCATAATGATTATATTGTTTTGTTCCACATTCCTGAAGGAAGACATTTCTTGATGGCATTGTCATAGCGGTATAATGTACGCCAGTGCACCTTCAGCTCGTCCGCAATGGCATAACGCCTGTCCATGTGCATGCGCTCCCCTCTGGAGTTCATATCAAGGATGATGGCAATATACCTGATGACATTATCTACTATCACATGTGCCTTCTTTTTCATGTTGCCTTTTTCTTCTCGTTTCCCAGCCTTTCCTAATATTAGCACTACGTTCCTCCTTGGTGAGATAAGCCATGTTATTGCGGCCAAAGTTCGCTACACCCCCGGCTTTAGTCACCTTAAGAACGAAACGCGCCTCCTTGAAGTTCTCGTCCTGAATCCTCTTCACCCATTCAAGGTCTTTCTGCAACCCCAGAGCCTTGGCCCGTCTGCATAATGTTCTTGGGGAACATCCAAACCTCACGGCAAGGTCTTCGTTCTTGGTCACGGGAAACAACCGTCTCAAGTCTCTTATCTTCTGCTCACCCCAGTAAAGCCTGACATGACCTCCGCTTACCTCCTCCAGTCTGCCATCGTTCCGCACCCTGACCCCCTCTCTCACCTTGAGAGTTCTGCAATACTCTTCGTGTCTCTTCTTTCCGGTGCAGTCCTTGCATAACCTATACCCTTTGTAGTAGTCCTTATAGTAGAGATTCCTGCCACAGCCGAGACATATCTTACTGCGCTATGAGCTCCGGTCCGTCCGGTCTTGTCAGCAGCGCATCAGGGTATTTCATAGAGAGACTTATCGTTTCGTCTTTCATATGTCCTTCCTTTTACTCATCCATAATTCAGTGTCGCTCTCATAGTAGAACCGTACGCCCTTATACTTGTGGTCGGTATTCGGTTTCCCGCGTCTGGGCGTGACACCGATACTGTTCAACTTACAGCACCTTGCAATGTTGTTATGGCATCCATCGCAATATGTTGCCGCCATCGCCATGCTGCTGAAATACTTGATGCGTCCGTTGTCAAGTACGGCTATTACAGGAATGCTGCATCTCTCCGATGTGTCAGCCCTTGTCTTAGGCCTGTACTTGATTAAGTTCTCCCATCCTTTTTTCGCGTTCTCCTGACCCTGTTTGCTTATGGTCTCTGCCCATCCCTTGCCCTTGTTGTGCGGCACATGGCCTTTGAGGAATCTTCCGTTTACAAGGTTTCTTGTCGGCCTTATCGGGTTCAGTGTAAGTTCGTAACTACTCATATCCTAAATTACTACGTTGATATTCTGCAAACAATTCGCACCTCATGCAATCACAGCCGCAGTTCGGGTTGCGCTCGCACATCTTGTCAAGTTCGTACTCTGTCATGATTCCTCTACATATTCCATGCGGTCAATAATAAAGTCTATATACTTATCCGCACGCTCACTTTTTGATATGCTTTCATCATTGGCAATGGCTCGCAGTTGCTCATGATGTTTAGCTTCTATGCTAAACACTGCATTGATGATGCGCCTCAATGCCGGGCGGTCTTCTTCTCTTACCATAGTTTGTCAAGTTCCTCTTTGAATACCTTTATATTTACTTCTA